ATACAAGAATTCGTGTGTTGAATGATTTTGAAAACATGCAATTAGAACGTCTGAGTCCTGCTATACAAGATCAAGTGGCCAAGACCATAACACTCCGGCATTCTCCATTTACACTTGAAGGTGGCGGCATGTTCCACATAGCATTTGGCGCTTTGCTCACTGGCAGTGCCATCAGTCGGATCAAAGAAGGAGCCAACAATGACAAATCCTAATCAATATCCAGTATACCCCGAGGACGACGGCAGTGATACTCCAAGACTTCCTTACGCACCAGTCTAATCTTGATGAGTCCAGTGGCTACACGCTAGCTGGTAGTTTCACTCGCGACCTTATAGCCAGCAAAGTTTGGTTGCTGATGAAACTTGAACAAATACAAAGAGATTTCTCCGCAATCTATATTTTGGGATCCTGGTATGGTAATCTGGCCCTGTACATGAAACTACAACCTAGGATTCAGGCAGACCGTATCATCAACGTAGAAAAAAATCAAAAATTTTTAAACACCAGCAAACAAATACTTGATCGCGTGGGTACAGACAATGTGGAATACATGTTGAAAGATTCAAACACGTTAGATTATAGTCAGCTAGGCAATGATGGTATAGTTATAAACACTAGTCTTACTGACATGTTGGGTCGTGCGTGGTTCCTCAACATACCCAAAGGAACCATGGTAGCCATGCAAGCTCGAGATCAGGATCCAGGTCAGCAATACCACAGCACACAGGACATAGTAGATCTTTTTCCGCTGAGTCAAGTATTATATCATGGACGTATGCAGTTGCGTGATCCTGAAACCGAATACACTCGTTTCATGGTGATTGGACGCAAATAAAAGAATACCCTTAGGACCGCACTAGTTGCGAGGGTGGCCGGGTGCTGGCCTAGTCAAACGATTCGCTACCGTGAAACTAAAAGTGACCATTTACTAACAATAAGTAAAAGATGCCCAAACAAATGTTAGCACCATTATCTGTAGAAGGTACTCAAGATACTATTCCTTCATTTCTGGGGTATGAATGGATCACAAAGTTACCTGATAAAAAAATATATTTTGCATTGTTTCAACGCTGGCCAAAACAAAATCTTCCCACTGGATACGATTACTATATTGTAAGTTTTCATCTAGAGACGGTAGATATATCTTGGTTAAAACAGCAAAAGGTAACAGGATCAATTATTGTGTTATCGGATGGTCAGAGCTATAATTTTAAAATACCCGGTGTGCATTTTTTATCGTTTTATTATTGGCATTATCAATTACAAGAAATGCAAGAATGGTTTGGCGTCAAAGAAAAAATAGTACCAAAATATAAATTTAGTGCGGTATGTAATCGTATAAGTCAAAGTAAACTTTGGATAACAACCAAGTTATTAGAAACAGCAAAAGATTCGTCATTGATAGTACTAAATTCCTGGTTAGAAGAAAAAAATGTGCATGGATGGCAACTGACTGGTAATACAAAATTGGATCAACTGACCCAACTATTTCGTGACAAATATGTTGGACAAGAAATAAAAATTGATGATTTTAATAATGCAACAGACAATCAACAAAATATAACCGGAAACCCATGGCAACCATTATATCAAGACTGTGCTGTACATTTTACCAATGAAAGTTTTCACTATAGCGGCATGGTTGAAAATGGCCAAGAATACATTTGGCCTGGGCCTTTTCTAACAGAAAAAACACTAAAATGTTTGTTAGGCGGTACAGCATTCATACCGGTTGGGCAATTTGAGACCTATCGCACTTTAGAAAATTTAGGATTACAATTTGAGTATGATTTTGACACCGCTTGGGATTTGAATTCTGGTAATTTATCCAGGGCAGAAAGTATTGTCAATTTAATTGATACGTTAAATCAATATAGTGTAGAGCAACTAGTAAACAAAACACAAGAAAGTAACAAATACAATCAAAATCATATTGTATCTGGAAAATTTTTTGAGCAATGTTATCAAAAAAATAAAGAGTCGATTGACCAAATTTTTAATTTGATTATTAAAATTTAAAATGCCAGTCAGGGTACAAGTAATCTCTCAGAATGCGATGTCCAAGTCTACTAGGATGAGATGCATTAAAATATTTAGGACTCAAGATTTTTATGGTCTTGTGTTTGTTAAAAACTTGATCGGCAATATCTATCCATTCTGATAACAACTCAGATCTATTAAGTTGCACTATCGGTCCCAATTGGTCTATTTCCCATAATAGAGATGTAATATACGAGTCGTTCAATAATAATCCCCAACTTGCCACACATATTTCTAAATTAGAATAACGACCGATATCGACATTATTAAGATCACACAACCCACCAATTAGTTTAATGTGGGTATTGTTTTGCATGGCTATCTGATTGGCCTTTAAAAAAAATTGATCTAGTACCGCGTATATATTTGTAGTAATATTACCAGGCCCGTCTATTAAGCTATTTAGATTTATACCTCTTGTAGGGCAGGTGATTATCCAATATATTGTGTCGCTATTGTCAAGAGTATATTTTGATAAAAACACTTCTAGCCGATTCAACGAGTCTATGTTACTCCCATTACCAACAGAAAGATTTATAACTTGATCGTGCAACATCAGTAACTGTCCAATCCCCGGTCCTATTAGGCTGTTTGAGTCTTCTGTAATTGGATCAATTCCAAATTCTCCTACTCCCCAGCTATCGCCAATAATAATAATCATCTAAGCACTTTCTATAAATACACTATACTTATACTGTTTTACATGCATACAACTTTTAATTTAATCGATCAACATTTATTTGAAATTGTTATTCATGACATAGGATATTCATTAGACGAAATTATTAATGATTTAAAAAGTGAAGTTTGGCATTATCAAAATATAGGCAATGGCTTATTTGATATTGAGTACTGTCATCCAGGATCAGTTAACAGTCGAAAGTTACAAAATATTCAGAATTTTTTGTTTAGTCAAGAATTTAAAAAACAATGGATCGCACAGTTAGTCAATAATGAAATTTTTAAAATTCAGCGTCCGGGTATAAATTCAGATTGGTTACAAAAAAACACAATAGTAAACATTGATTGGGGGAGAACTCCTCCAAAACAAACAAAAGCTCCGCTTCACAATGATGATATTAATATAATATCATTTGGATTGATATATTTGATTAGCCATGACGATGTTAACCAAAGTACTTATTTTATTAAATTTAACGGCGCTGAGGAAATTAGAGTGCCTACTGGATTTGGGCAAGGATGGATAGTAGTCAATACTGAAAGTAGCGACCATCGGGCATTTAATAACACCAATAATTATCGATATCATTTACGATTGTCCATAAAACCTAAGATTTAAAGTAATCACGGTTGTATTTTTATTTTAAAAATGTTATAATTTGACTTATTAACAGGAGATTTACATGTCTAACAACAGAACTTTTAACACAGCCGAGCAGGCCAAATTGACCCAGGTCATTAACGAAGGTATGCAAGTCACAATGGAGATTGAAACACTCACCGGCGGACTCAATGACACAGTCAAAGCCATTGCAGAAGAATTAGATATCAAGCCAAATATTCTTAAGAAGGCCATCAAGTTGGCACACAAGAGTGAATTTGGTCGCGAGCAACAGGATCACGAGTTGTTGGAACAGATCTTAGTTACTGTAGGCAAGACGCTATAAATATTGTTTTAATAACAATCGAGTCGTTCCCGTAAGGAACATGAATCATGGCTTACCGGCCATAAACGGAGAAAAATTTGAGTTATATTGATGCACTATTTGATCGAGAACACGATCGTATTCACATAGTTGAGAGACGCGATGGCAAGAGATGCTATCAAGAATATCCAGCCAACTATGTGTTATACTACGAGGATCCTCGTGGTAAGTTCCAAAGTATTTTTGGTACACCTGTTAGTAGGTTCAGTACTCGCAATAGTAAAGAATTTCGCAAAGAAGTTCGCATACAGTCCAACAAACAACTGTATGAATCTGATATCAATCCCATCTTCCGTTGCCTTGAAGAAAACTACAAAGGCCAAGACGGTCCTAAACTAAACGTAGCGTTCTTTGATATTGAGGTCGACTTCGATCCAGAGCGTGGATTTAGTCCTCCAGCAGATCCATTTAATGCTATCACTGCCATATCAGTATATCTACAATGGCTAGAGCAAATGGTCACGTTGGTAATGCCACCTAAACACATGAGCCCAGAAACTGCCCGCGACATTGCTGGTGATTTTGAAAATACCATTGTGTTTAATAACGAAGAAGACCTACTCAACACCTTCTTAGACCTCATCGAAGATGCTGATGCATTGTCAGGTTGGAACAGTGAAGGCTTCGATATTCCATATACTGTCAATCGTGTGACTCGTATACTCAGCAAAGATGACACACGCAGATTTTGTTTATGGAATCAGTATCCTAAGAAACGTATGTTTGAACGCTTTGGTGCAGAGAACGAAACCTACGACTTGATTGGTCGTGTGCATATGGACTATATGCAACTGTATCGCAAGTACACATACGAAGAACGTCACAGTTATAGTTTGGATGCTATTGCTGAATACGAGCTAGGCGAAAGCAAGACAGTGTTCGAAGGAACCCTGGATCAGCTGTACAATCAAAACTTCAAAACATTCATTGAGTACAACAGACAAGATACAATGATTCTTGCCAAGCTAGATCAAAAATTAAAATTCCTAGATCTTGCCAATACACTAGCACATGAAAATACTGTGCTACTACAGACTACTATGGGTGCCGTAGCTGTAACTGAGCAGGCCATTATTAACGAAGCACACGAACGTGGTATGGTTGTTCCTAATCGCAAGGAACGCTATAGTGATGAAGATACACAAGCGGCAGGTGCTTATGTTGCCTATCCTAAAAAAGGCATACACGAATACATTGGCTCCATTGACATTAACTCCTTGTATCCTAGTGCCATTCGTGCGCTTAACATGGGTCCAGAAACTATTGTAGGACAACTGAGGCCTACAATGACTAATCGTTATATCCGAGATAAGATGAACTCAGGATCCAGCTTTGCCGCGGCATGGGAAGGCTTGTTTTCTTCTTTAGAATATACCGCGGTGTTAAATTTAGAAAAAGGTACAGAGATCACTATTGACTGGCAACAAGGTGAAGAAAGTGTACATAGTGCCGCAGAAGTATGGCACATGATCTTTGACAGCAACCAACCCTGGATGCTCAGTGCTAACGGCACTATCTTTACTTACGAGCGTGAAGGTGTGATTCCTGGATTGTTAAAGCGTTGGTATGCCGAACGTAAAGAAATGCAGGCCAAACTTAAAGAGTGTAAAAATGCAGAAGATGAAGAATATTGGGACAAGCGTCAGCTTGTTAAAAAAATTAATCTCAACAGTCTCTATGGTGCTATTCTTAATCCTGGTTGCCGTTTCTTTGACAAGCGTATTGGTCAGTCAACCACTCTTACTGGACGTGCAATTGCTAAACATATGGATGCGTATGTAAACGAATGTATCACCGGCAAGTATGATCACGTGGGTGAAACTATTATCTACGGTGACACCGACTCGTGTTATTTTAGTGCGTGGCCGGTACTGAAAAAAGAAGTTGAAGAGGGACGTATGACCTGGTCAAAGGACATGGCCATACAACTGTATGATTCAATCGCTGATCAAGTCAACATTAGCTTTCCGGGATTTATGGAAACTGCATTCCATGTGCCTAGAGAGATGGGCGAAGTAATTCGAGGTGGGCGAGAAGTAGTAGCCAGCAAAGGCTTGTTCATTACCAAGAAGCGTTATGCCGTAATGATCATTGACAAAGAAGGCAAACGTTTAGACGTTGCGGGACAGCCAGGTAAGGTCAAGGCCATGGGCTTGGACTTAAAGCGCAGTGACACTCCTAAGGTCATCCAAGAGTTTTTAAGTGAGATTCTCAACGATGTCTTGACTGGTGCTACCCGTGATGAAATCATTGCCAAGATCCGTGAGTTTAAGTATATTTTTAAAGAGCGTCCAGGTTGGGAGAAGGGTAGTCCAAAGCGTGTAAACAACTTGACCAAGTATGGCAAGGAAGAAGAACGGCTAGGCAAAGCCAACATGCCAGGACATGTTCGAGCTGCACTGAACTGGAACAATTTACGTAGGATGAATGGCGACAAGTATAGTTTACAAATTGTTGATGGTATGAAAACTATCGTGTGCAAATTAAAAGCCAATCCCTTAGGGTGGACCAGCATTGGGTATCCTACAGATGAACAACAATTGCCTGCTTGGTTTAAAGAATTACCCTTTGATGATTCAGAGATGGAAGCCACAGTGGTTGATCAAAAGATTGACAACTTGCTAAGTGTGTTGGAGTGGGACCTTGCAAGCTCTACCAATACAGAAAATACTTTTGAAACTTTGTTTGAGTGGTAATATGAAACTTAGCGAACTTGTTGCCTATTGTAATCAGCTAGATGCATTGTCAAGTGTGCCTACATTAAAAACTGCTAATCTTGAGTTGGATAAGATCCTACATTTGATAGGTACACAACCAGAATTAATGACATCATTCACTCACGATCTTGACGGTCAATATGCCGACATACAAAAGGTGTTTGCTAAATTTGAGGATGATTTAAACCATTTAAAATTTCAATTAAAACAAAAAATTGCAACAGCAGAACGACCTTGGTTCCAAGAAAGTTATACCTTGTACGAAGGTGAATTGATGCAGGCAGCCGAATCAGTTCTTGAGTTGAGAAAACCCAACACCCTTGATACTGCTCCATTTCAAATTAGATTAAGCCAATATGCCAACTGGAAGTATCCAGCGCTGATCATTCGTCCTGGTTTGGAAACATTTATCGAAAATATGGTTGCATATGATCCTCTCTACTTGATAGATTTGAGTCACGATTATCTAACCCCAGCTATGAATCGATTCAATGAACAATATCAAAACCGTTTGAGACCATATGTTGTCAGTGAAGATCTAGATCAAGACATTTTGGCAAAAATTTCTAATAGTCAATTTGGTATGTGTCTAGCCTACAATTATTTTAATTTTAGACCGTTTGAGATACTTAAAAAATATCTAGCAGAAATATATCAAAAACTCAAACCTGGTGGTATCCTAGCATTTACATTCAACGACTGTGATAGGCCCACTGCCGTTAGATTGGTTGAAAATTATTATTGTTGTTATACTCCTGGATACTTGGTTCGAGAATTAGCTGTCTCTATGGGCTATGAAATTGTGTACTCTTGGAATGACCCGGGACCGACCACCTGGTTGGAATTGAAGAAGCCAGGAGAACTTACTAGTCTCAAAGGTGGCCAAACTTTGGCAAAAATAGTTCCAAAATAAATCAAAACCTGTTGCAAAATCTAAATAAACACTGTACAATAAACAAACAAGGAGAATTAAATGAAAGATCACTTACTAGACTTAGTAGAACACACTTATGACCTAGGTTGCATCGACCTAGTCAAGATCACCGGCGACGACAAGTCAACTGCGATTAATGGATTAGCCGAAGACCGTAGCGTTATTGTCGACGGTGCGTTTGCTGGCCCAGTAGCAGACTTTATTGGTACATTTGGCATGCCAAATTTAAGCAAGCTCAAAGTATTATTAAACTTACAACCCTACAAAGAAAATGCCAAACTTGCTATTACACGCAAAGACACAGGTGCATTGGATCAACTCACATTTGAAAATGCTGAGGGTGACTTTAAAAATAGCTATCGCTTTATGGCTACCGAAATCATCAACGAGAAATTGAAAAACGTTAAAATGAAACCGGTTACATGGCACATTGAGTTTGAACCCTCTGTGGCTGCTATTCAGAGACTCAAAATGCAAGCTGCAGCCAATGCTGAAGAGGTTAACTTCAAAGCAAGAACAGATGGCAAAGATTTGAAATTTTTCTTTGGTGATCATTCAACCCATGCTGGTAACTTTGTATTCCAACACGATGTTGGTGGAACACTCAAGCGTGAATGGAGTTGGCCAGTTAAGACTGTGATCAGTATTTTGGACTTAACTGGCGACAAAGTCATGCGTATCAGCGATGATGGTATTGCTGAAATTACTGTAGATTCAGGATTGGCTACTTATAGCTTTAAACTTCCAGCACAAAGCAAGTGATCGAACAAGATAACCTAACAGCCAAGCAAAAAGATTACGCTGTATTCTTGCCAGCCATCAGTGGCTTCTATGCTACCTTTATTGGTAAACAGCGTGATCCTGTTAATGGCCCTTATGTAGATCCTGCTAGGATGCCCGCAGGCATTCCAGACATGGAGATGATGAACTGGCTCAATGATCAGAAGGGCCTGTTTCCTTACAAATGGAGCTTGTATTCGGGTGGGCATGCCAACTTGGATTTGAACAAACAGGACTGGTCCGAAGATATGGTTCGCAATCGTGATCCTAATACTCTCATGCTCGGCGACTCGGGTGGATTCCAGATTGCCAAGGGTTTGTGGGAAGGTGACTGGAAGGCCAATTCAGGTTGTCCTAAAGCACAGAAGAAACGTGAGGCTGTGCTCAAATGGCTAGATAATATTAGTGACTATTGTATGACACTTGATATTCCTACTTGGGTCATCCACGATAAAAAAGCCAGCGATGCTTGTCAGATTAGTACATTACAGGAAGCGGTTGATGCTACCAAGTACAACAACGAATACTTCATGGCCAATCGCAAGGGCAAGAACAACGGCGGCACCAAGATTCTAAACGTGTTACAAGGTGCTAACCATACAGATGCTGATCGTTGGTATGATCTAATGAAAGACTATTGTGATCCTGTCAAGTATCCCGACACACACTTTGATGGTTGGGCCATGGGTGGACAGAACATGTGTGATGTACACCTGGTTCTGCGCAGACTAGTAGCTCTACGTCACGACAACTTGCTACAAGAAGGTGTTCATGATTGGATGCACTTCTTGGGCACAAGTAAGTTGGAGTGGGCTGTATTGCTGACTGACATCCAACGTGCTGTTCGCAAATATGTTAATCCGGCTTTTACTATTAGTTTTGATTGTGCCAGTCCATTCTTGGCCACAGCAAATGGACAAGTGTATCATCATATTGATTTACCACACAACGAAAAGTGGTGCTACCGTATGAGTCCTATTGTGGATGACAAGAAGTTCAGCACTGATACCAGATCATATCGTGATGGTGTGTTGGCAGAAGGATTTGTCGATCACTTTGACGAAAGTCCAATTAGCAAACACTTAAAGATGAAAGACATTTGTATTTACAAGCCAGGTGTGCGTAAAACAGATGCTGAACTCAATGGCGAAACATTTGATCCTAACAACATGGCACATTTCCATACAGCACCAGACTTGAATAAGATTGGCAAGAATGGTAAAACTTCATGGGATAGTTTTAGCTATGCACTGTTAATGGGTCACAATGTTTGGATGCATCTTGAAGCGGTACAACGTGCCAATCGTGAATACGATAATGGATCGTGGCCGGCTATGATGTGGAATCAAAATGGCGACCATGCCCGATTCAAAGACATTGTGGATGCTATCTTTGCCACATCAGATCGTGCAGAAGCCGAAGCCATTATTGAACATTATGACCGTTATTGGATGGACATTGTAGGAACACGTGGATTCAAAGGTAAAAAAGCCAAAAATGCCATGAGCATGTTTAATAACCTGTTTGATGTAGAAGAGGACGATGGCGTTGATAATGACGACATTGAGTTGGATGAAAACAAACTAAATGAATTGGAGGTTCAATGATTGATCATTTACAAAGTCGAGTACGGCATTTAGAAGAAGAACATGCCAAATTGGATAAACGTATTGATGGCATGGAAAGTACCGGGGTGTTTGAAGATGCCACTTTGGAAGTTTTGAAGAAGCAACGGTTGCATCTTCGAGATGAAATTGTTAAAATTAAACTTAATATTGCATACGAACTAGGCGCAAAAGAAAATGATTAGAGCAGGGCATGATGATGTGAGTTTCTTTACAGGAACCGAAGTAGAGCACACCGTTGCATTTGGTTTACGCACATTATTTGTAGTAGGCTTACAAGACAGCCAAATTATCCAACAAGAAGCAAAGAACAACGATTGCGAACATATCTATTTTGGCGCAAATCAGAGTTTTCCAGCATTAGATAAGAACGATGCTGACGCTTGGCAGGATTGGGAAGTCATGGTACAAGATTGTTTAGAAGCCGGCTGGTTATGCACACTTGATTTGGATCACGCACAAGCTGAAGGCCTGTTAGAATCTGGCCTAGTAGAGTTCCATAATTTTATTCCAATGATTAGTGTTAAACTTCCGTATATAAAACAATTTGGATACCATGCTACTCTTAAAATTGATGACCGAGATTTTGCGGCAACGAACCCAGGTGTGTGGTGTCACAGCCTACACGACTTACAAAATAAAGAAGTGTTTACTGACTGGTCTAAATATACCAAGGACGAAGTGATAAAATGAAAAACTGGCTAAGACAACGACTGCTTCACTTTTTAATAGATGCCGAACCCAGCAGGCCCAGTAGTATAGGTCGCGGAAACATTAGTATTTCATTAGGTGACGAACAACTATGTGATGACGGCCCAAGTGGTATTGACCTTCCAGATCCTATTAACTTTAAGGTGCAGGCAGTATCAGGTGGTACAATAGTAGAGTCCAGATGGTATGATCACAAGAAGGACGAAAATCGTATCAAACTGCATATTATCACCCAAGAAGAAAACTTATCAGAATCAATTGGTAAAATTGTAACTATGGAACTATTACAAAAATGATACAAGAACAAAGACAACAAGCATTGGCAGAACAAGCTGTACGCATCATGGAAAAAGCTGAGCGTAAAATATGGTGTACTTTTCGTAAAGAAGGCATTCATAAATATCCAGCGGCCGCTACAGATCCTAACTTGTGTACCGCAGGAGAATATGATGTATCGTTTCTTGCTAGTCCTCATAGGCACATTTTTCATTTCCGGGTGTGGATCGATGTTTTCCACAATGACCGGTGTATTGAATTC